GAGGCAACAACTGGAAGCTCTATTATTCTCGATGAAGGTGCATCAGTAAGTGGTGATGTTGTTGAACTTATTGGATATCATGGAATTACCAGAATTGAAAAATCATTTGTGGCAGAGGATAATCAAACCATATTCACTTTCCAACACTCAACTAAGTTTGGATTGTCTGGTCTTTTGGATGTTTATATTAATGGAATCAAAATTCCAAAAGAAGACTATGATGATACAGATTCATCTAGGATTATTTTAAATCCAAGTGCTGCTGCAATTAAGGGCGATTCTGTCTTTATTTCATACTTCTTCATCAGTGAGCTAATTTATCTTGGTGAGGATTTTAATGCTAGGGTTCAACCAGTATTCCGAGGAAATATTGAAACTGCATTCTTGACAAACAAAGGATCGGGATATGGATCAAATTCGATTGTAAACTATAAGAGGCAACCACTATTTACTTTGAATAGTGGATCTGGCGCAGAACTTATTCCCGTAATCAATAGAACTACGGGAGGAATCCAAGACGTTCTGGTTAAGAACATTGGATCTGGATATAACTCTCCACCCAACCTTAAAATAGTTGGAACTGGTTCAAGGGCAATTCTTGTACCAGTTGTTGAAAATGGTGGCATTACTTCGGTAATCGTTGTTAATCCTGGTGTTGGATATGGAGAAAATGCAACATCCATAGAAGTAACAGCGGCAGGACTTGGTGCAAAGTTTGAGGCTAATCCAAGACAATGGGTAATTAATAATTTTGAAAGACTGGTACAAAGAAATAAAATATCATCAGATGATGGTATCCTTGTTCCAGATTTTAATGATTCCTTACAATATACTCATCTATATGCACCAAGAGCGTTAAGAGAGGAAGTTTATGGTGTAAAAACCGTTGATGGCGTTGACACTTTTAGAGCAGATCTATTAAAAGATAATAATGGAGATGAGACAGATACTTCTTTCCACTCTCCGATAATTGGATGGGCATATGATGGCAATCCAATTTATGGTCCATATGGATTTGATACTCCAACTGGTGGAACTATTCGAAGAATGGTTTCTAGTTACAAAAAAGTTGTAAAAACAAACAGACCACCAATTTTAGATTTCCCAACAGGATTCTTCATTGAAGATTGGGAATATGATGCTTCTGGTGATTTGGATGAGCACAATGGTAGATTCTGTGTTACGCCAGAATATCCAGATGGTGTCTATGCGTATTTTGTTACTATCGATGAAAGTGTTGAATCTACTGGTCCATTTAGAAATTACAAAAAACCAGTATTCCCATATATTATTGGTGAAACATTTTATTCTAGACCAATTGATTTTAATTATCAAAACACTTCAAACCAAGACTCAATTAACCTTAATACCACTGGTTGGTTGAGAAATACCGATCCATACAAACTGACAACAGGTAATACAACATATTCATACATTTTTGATCCAAATAAAATCAAGAAGCAAACTTCAATTGTTAAGTATGCAAGTCCAGGATCTTTGGAAAGTGTTGATATATTCTCGTCTGGAAGAAATTACAAAGTAAATGACTCTTTGATTGTATCTGGTAAAGGTAGGGGTGCATCTGGAAAGGTTTCTTTTGTAAAGGGAAAAGAAGTTACAAACATTAGTGTTGCAACCACATATGTTGAAGATGTTGAATTTTTAGCTCTCGATGGCAATGGAAATTATCTTGGAATATCGCCAAATCCACATTCTCTAAATGATGCTGACACTGTTTCTATTGCAGGATTATCAACATATAAGAATGATCTTCAAAAGCAATTCATAATTACTGTTTCCGATAGCACTTTATCACTTGCATCTAGTATTTCTCCTGCAAGTGTTACAGGTATTGTCACTCATATTGGATTGGCAAATATTCCACCACATCCATTTATTTTAGAGAATGATATTCTAACTATCGATAATGAAGAGGTTCAAGTTCTAAACGTTGATAGAGAACTGTCCAGAGTTAGAGTTTTAAGATCAATAGTTGGATCCTCTCACACAATATCCGCACCAATCCAACAGAAATCAAGAAGAATAAGAGTTAAGACTAATCGTAAACAATCAGATTCTTCTAAAATAAATCGCCAGTTCTACTTTGATCCAAGCACTACTGTTGCTCTTGGATCTACGTGGGGAGTTGGTATAACGTCATCACTATTCCTAGGCATAACTCAAAATCAATCGCCAGTTTCCATACAAACAGGATCTCCATCAATTTTGGTTTTCCAAAATCCATCGGATATTAATAAGTTTGCTGGTGGTGGATATGTTGAACTTGCAAATTCAACTTCTCCAATCTTTAATAGAGAAAAGATACAAATCCTTTCGGTTGGTTCTACATCAATTAACGTTGACTTTAATAGTTCTGCTCTAAGTGGAGTTGGAGTAACAATCTATGTCAATAAGTATGATGTTCGCGAAAATCCAACCAGAACTGTTTACATAAAGAATCACGGTCTTCAAAGTGGCGACAAAGTTCTTTATAAGTCAAATGGTGGAAGTGCTCTCACTGTTCGTAGAGTATCTACATCGTCTACGCTTTCTCAAAATCAAGAACTTTTTGTCAAGAAAATTTCTGATGATTTGGTGTCATTTGCACAAACTGTTGGAGATTTGGGTAATGACGATACAATTTTACAGTTTACTGGTATTGGGACGGGAGTTTACCACAGCTTTGAAACTGTAAGGTCAGACGTTATTGTTGGACAAATTGAAAGAAATCTTGTAACAGTTTCCACTGCATCTACTCACGGATTATCTCTGAAAGATAAAGTTGCCGTAACAGTAGATGTTGGAATATCAACTACGATTAAAATCGCATATAACGATTACAATAGAAGAATTGTTGTTAACCCAAGAAACTTTGGTTCCTCAGATGTCAATTTAAACACAGATACAATTCGTATTAATAATCATGGATTCTACACGGGTCAGAAAGTAATATTCACAACTTCAACCTCCACATCCCAATTAGACAATAACATGATTTATTATGTTATTGTTTATGACAATAATAAGATCAGGTTAGCAAATGCTTATTATGAAAGTGTACTGAGTGTTCCACCATACAGAAACTTTACTTCCACATTCTCTGGAACAATTTCTGCGGTGAATCCACAGGTTAAATTTTATCAGAATCAAACAGTTGTATTTGATCTTTCAGATTCTTCACTGTCTTATAACAACAGTGGAGTTAGCGATGATGCGTTTGAATTTAATTTATACACCGACAAAAACTTTGAAAATGAATACTTTACCTCAAAAGATATTGGATCTTTCAATGTAACAAAGTCTGGAAGAGTTGGTATTGATTCAACTGCAAATCTCACATTTACTTCTAGTGGTGAAACACCACAGATTCTTTACTATGCACTAAAACCAAAATACGGTATTTCAGATAGAGTAAAGAGAACAATCATTTATGATAATGAAAAAATTGATAATGCAAATACAATCATACAAGTTCCCAGCATTTATGCTGGTCAACAAAGTGTCACATCTCTTTCATCTACTTCGTTCTCATACACAGTAAATCAGATACCAGAAACATCTGAGTATGATGTGAACGTAAGTGATATTTCATACGAAACAAGCTCATCTACCGCCGTTGGACCAATCTCATCAATAAGAATAACCTCTGGTGGTTATGGGTATTTTGAAATTCCATCAGTTGATATTACTTCCTCCGAGGGAAGTGATTCAATACATAATCGAATCACAACTAGTGTTGGAAAAATTAAAACAGTAAAAATTGAAGATATTGGTTTTGATTACCCAACCGATAATACTTTACGACCAACGGTTAAACTTTCCAACATACTCAAAATTGAAAGATTTAGTTCATTTGAAAGCATTGGTGTTTCTAGTGCTGGTAGAGGATATACTTCTGCGCCAGAATTAGTTGTTCTGGATACTGTTAACAATAGTGTTATTGACGTAATCCTAAAATACAATTTGGGTAGCACTCAGGTTGGAATTATTAAAAACACCAAAGATCTTTATGACGTAAAACCAAAAATTATTCCAATTAAGAATACAAATGGTGTTGGTATTAATACAATTTCTTACAATGAGACTTCAAAAAATGTAACTGTTACTTTGGTTGGATCATTTGCAACAGTTGGAGGATTCCCATTCTCAGTTGGAGATAGAGTATTTGTTGAAGGTGTAGGAATTACCACTGCTGGAAAGGGTTATAATTCGAGTGGATATACATATTCGACATTTGAGCTTACTAATGTAAATCCAAAGTATGGTGGTTCGAACCCAACAATAACGTATAATCTTGCATCGAGTTTGAAGCAGGGTGAATATCCTGGACAATTTGATGCTCTTAATTCTGCTGGACGAGTTATTGCAGAAAAAGATTTCCCAATCTTTACTGTTTCTTTGACTCAAAATGATTTCTTACTAAATGAAAAGATTAAGAATCTTACAAATAGTTCTGAGGGAGTCGTAGATAAATGGAATCCAACTAGTAATCTTGTAAAAGTAGTCTCTCCATTTGGAACATTTAATTTCAATGATGTTGTTGAGGGAGAAACTTCTGGAACCAAAGGAATCGTTAATAAAACAATTTCTTTTGAAACGGAATATAAGATTGGTCCATCATCGAGAGTTGAAAAAGGTTGGAAGAGGGAAACTGGATTCTTAAACAACGATACCCAAAGAATTCAAGATAGTGACTACTATCAGTATTTCTCATACGCATTAAAATCAGAGGTATCTCTCGAAACCTGGGATGAACCAGTACAAACTCTGAATCACCCAGCTGGATACAAGAAGTTTAGTAATCTCCTAGTCAACAGTCGCTCTGACACAAATACTGGTATTGCGACAGATCAGAATGAAGGAGATTTCACAGCAATCACTGACATCATTAATGTAGTAGATACGAACTGCTATTTTGACTGGGATATGGTCGATGAGAACTTTAAGTATATTGTTGGAACACTCTCTTCGGATGAAATTACTTTTAATTCAAAACTCATTCAAAATTATTTTGAATCTGTTGGAAACAGAGTTTTGAAAATTGATGATATTAGTGATCAGTTTTTGAGTGATGAAAGGGTTGATAGATTTAGTGTAGTTGATACGTTTGACCTATCTCAGAGATATAAGAAGTACATCACTTATATCAAAGATAAGAGATTTACTAATGAAAGGCAGATTATGCTTGTGACTCTTCTACATGACAATACAAGAGCGTATCTAAGCCAATATGGAAGAATTAGCACACAGAACAATAATCTTGGAGCGTTTACTTACGATCTTGGATCATTCGATTTTGCGGTTGGTAACTTGCAAGGTGAATTGCTATTCTATCCAACCAAGTATTCGGTTAACAGTTATGATGTAAGTCTTGCAGCATACAACATTATTGATCAAGCAACTGGAATTGGAAGCACCTCTATTGGATCAGTTGCTCAGATCTATTCGAATAGATCAGAAATACCAGTTGGATTTGCACAAACATCTGTTCCAGTTGTAAGTGTTTCTTCAACGCACAGAGCAGCGAGAATATTGGTATCTGTTTCAACAACAGATTTTTCACATCAATATGATGAAATCACACTTTTGAAAGATAAGAATAGAAATGTTTACATGTTGGAGTATGGTCAACTTACCGACTCAACTCTAACTTCACCAGTGTTGTCTGGATTTGGAACTTATGATGCTAATGTTCCAGTAAGAGTAGAACCAACTGTAAAGATTTCGGAATATTTTAGCACATCTGGTGTTACAACTTCATCTGGCGGAAGTGGTACTGGTCCTTTTGGTGGATTTGCAATAGGTGCTCACACAAGATTTACTGGTGCTGGAAATAGGCAACTCACATTGAATCCAATTGATGCAAGAAACTTTGATGAAGTTCTTGTTACAGCAATTGTTGGTAATGATTCGAATGGTGGCGAGGCACCAGAACCTGGCGAGAATATAATTGTTGGATACAGCACAGATGGAGTATCTTTCACAGACATTGGACCTATTGTTACTTCATCAGACTCATCTTCACTTTCAGTTTATAGATCAACCATTCCATCTGCTGCAAAAACCTCAAATACACTATTCAGATTGAGTCAACCATCTAATAGTGGTAATGATTTCGATAACTATGGTGTGACTCAGATGGGATTTGAGTCCGACAGAATGGTTCTCGACTTCTATCCAAATGCTGGTATTGCAGGAACTGTAAATGCATTAACTATTGGACTCGGAATTACTGATGCAACTGGAATTGGATCTTTAACATTCAATACTAATACAGTAGAAACAATTTACACTGGAATTGGTTCAACATCAACTCCAAGTGCTCATAGAATTGCTGGATGGTCAACTGATGACTTTAATGCTGGATACTTGATCATTGGTATTGAGGATAAAACAAATGATGAATATGAAATTTTAGAAATGATTGCAGCTCAGGATGATATTGATCAATCATTTACTGAGTATGGATCTTTACAAACTTCCTCTGGTCTTGGAACAATTGGAATTGCTTGCACAGACACGACTACCAAAGTGTTGTTTACACCAAATGCTGACATTGATGTAGACGTTAGAGTTTGGCAGCATACAATGAGATTAGTTGATAATTTTAACAGTCTTACTGGAATTAATTTCACCAATGCAAGTCTAAATTCTGGAAGTGGAACATACACGGGAACTGAACTTGATATTAGAAGAGCTTTTGAGTTAACACACGATCAATTAGATATTTTCCAAAGATATTTCAGTCCAACCTTAGACCCAAGAGCGGGAGCAGCAACTCCAACAGGAGTTGTAAATATAGATGCAAACACTATCACATTCTCAGATGAACATTTCTTTGTCACTGGCGAAGAAGTTTCATACGACTACCCTGGATTTGATTCTTTTGCACCAATTGGAATTGCAACCACAACAATATCTGGTGTATCAACAGATAAACTACCAGGAAGTGTTAATATTATTAAGATTGATAGGTATACAGTAAAAGTTGCAGTATCAGCATCCGATGCACTAGTCGTTCCACCAAATCCAATAGACATCACTTCTGCTGGAATTGGAATTTCTCATAGATTTATTTCAAAGAAAGTAAATCAGAGAGTTGTTGTTACCATTGATGACTTAATACAGTCTCCTGTTGTTGCAACATCAGTTACCACTCATCTTACAGTGGCAGCTTCAACATTTGATGACCAAATTACAGTTGATTCAATCACAAAACTATCTGTTGGACAACTTATCAAAATTAATGATGAGATTTGTTTAGTTGATGCTGTAAATTCATCAACAAAAGTTATGGATGTGAGACGTGGGTGGATGGGCACAACAATTGGTATCCATACGTTATCATCTGTTGTCTCACAAGTGAAAGGTAATTATAACATTGTTGATAATGTGATCAACTTTGTTGAAGCACCATACGGAAAGTCTCCAATAGGAACTATAACAAACCCACCAGACGAAAGAGATTGGACAGGAATTACCACAAGTTCAAGTTTTGGTGGAAGAGCATTCATGAAGTCGAGTGCAAACAATACCAATGTGGAACCATACAGAAACAATTATATCTTTGATGATATTTCAGATTCTTTCAGTGGAATTGGAACAGAATTTACAATAACCTCTGCTGGTGGCACGGTTTCTGGAATTTCAACTGATAATGCAATTGTTCTTCTGAATGGTCTACTTCAATCTCCAACAAGATTTGGAGCAAGTCCAATCATTAGTAATCAATATCTAACTGAGCAGTCTGGTATAACTTCAATATTCTTTAATACTGCACCTATTGGTGGAGAGATTGTCTCTGTTGGATCGACCAAGGGTCTTGGGTATCAACCTCTTGTGGCAGCTGGTGGAACAGCAATTGTTTCCTCAGCAGGAACTATCTCTGCTATTGCAATTGGAAATAGTGGATCTGGTTATAGAAGTGGAATTCAAACAACAGTTAGTGTTTCTGTTGGATCTTCTTCACTCGGAGTTCCAAATTTACACAAGGTTGGAACAGCTTCAATTTCAAATGGAATTATTGTCAGTGTTGCCATTACAAATCCAGGATCTGGATATACTTCATCTAATCCACCATATGTCATTTTTGACGAACCATTCTCTTACGAAAATCTAGAACTGCAATATACTGGTGGAACATCAGGAATTGGAACTGGTGCAAAAGTAAGTATTGTAGTTGGTCAAGGTTCAAGCATAATTGATTTTGAATTGACTAGTGTTGGAAGTGGTTATGAAATAGGTGATATTTTAACAGTTGCTGTTGATGGTATCAGTGGAATTCCAACAGATACATCTAAGACATTTGATGAATTCCAACTAACAGTGACTGATCAATATCAGGAACAATTTAATGGGTGGACTATTGGAAATCTTACAGTTTTTGATTCAATAGATAATCTCTTTGATGGATTTAAGACAAGATTCCCACTCAAAATTGATGGAGTAAGACAATCAATTATTGGTAGAGAAGGAACTGGCATTGACGTTGCATACACATTGCTGGTGTTCATTAATGGTGTCCTTCAAGAACCAAATGAGGCATATACATTTGAGGGTGGAAGCACATTAACTTTCACCGAGGCTCCAAGAGAGGGTGATTTGGCAACAATTCTATTCTATCAAGGAAACAAAGACGTTGACGTTATCAACAAAGATATTTTGGAAACCGTCAAGGTTGGCGATACCCTACAAATTTTCCCAGATGGAATAGACAATAGACAAGAAAAGAGAACAGTGTTCTCAGTCGATTCAATTGATGTTGTCACAACAAATACTTATAGTGGTGTTGGAATTGTAACCACTGGACTTTTAAGACCAGTAATTTGGTGCAAACAAAGGTCAGATAAACTTGTTAATGGTGTCTTTGTTCCAAAAAATAGAGAAGAGTATGAATCTTTAATCTATCCAACTACAAATATTATCAAATCAGTTTCAACTTCCGATAATGCATTCTTTGTAGAAAATGCAAAGACATTCTTTGATTCTATAAATGAGAATCCATCTCCAATTTCAACTAGAACGTCAATACAAATTATCAGTCAGGATTCGAAGGTATCTGCCTCTGCAACAGCGTCAATCTCTGGAAGTGGTGGGGTTACCGCAGTGACCATAACAAACGCTGGAATAGGGTATACGCAGGCACCTGTGGTTACTTTTGAAAACCCAACTGGTTTGGGTACAACTTCCAGAGCACAAGCAACTGCTTCGATTACTGATGGTTTGGTAACTTCCATTACTGTAACAAACGCTGGCACTGGATATACACAAGCACCCACAGTTCTTGTATCTCCACCAGATAACGTTATTGAAACTATTGATAATGTTACTTACGTTGGAGATTTTGGAGTTATTTCTGGTATAAAAACAACTAGCGTTGGTGCTGCCGTTACTGGACTTGTCTTTGATCTTTATATTCCAAATAATTCGTATCTAAGAGATACTACAATTGTTGGAACTGCAATAACACTAAGTCAACTCCAATCTGGTTATAGATTCGTAGTTTCAAATTCTAATGTTGGTAATGGAGTCACTTCTCTAAATTCTTCTGGATCTATTGTGTGGAATGGAACCTCAAACCTTGATAATGTTTATGAGGCCGTTTCTGTTTCCATTGGACAATCTTATGTCTCTGCTGGAATTGGAACAACAACTGTTTTACAAGTTACGGTAAGTCTGACTGATTATAATGGAATTTCTGATCTAGGTTATGGAAAAGTGTTTGGTGAGTATTCATGGGCAAGAGTAGCAGTAACTAATAGAACTGGTACTAATTCTTTTGCAATATATAATAGTGGGTTAACTGGAATTGAAACTTCTGCTTTGGTGAGAAGGTTGAGTCCATTAGAAAACTTTAATTATATTCAATAAATACCTAAAAAACTCCAAATGTCCGCTATTATAACTGATCAGTTTAGAATATTAAGTGCCAGTAACTTTGTTACGTCTGTGGCATCTACTGCAAACGCATACTATACGTTTGTTGGTTTGCCAAATGCCACAGATTTTGACACAAATTGGAACACAACTCCACCTTCACCCAAAGATAGTTTTTCCGACGAAAACGATGTCTGGGACACGGTTATTGCACTTAAAAAGATAACAACATCAGATGTTCGTCAAGTTGTAAGAAAGATAACTTGGACTTCTGGAACAACTTATGACATGTATAGACATGACATATCCAGAGATAATCTTTCTAAACCATCCAATTCTACGAATCTATATGATTCGAATTTTTATGTGATGAATAGCGAATATAAGGTTTATATTTGCTTACAGAACGGAACTGATCCAGAAAATACTAACGGAAGACCCTCACTAGACGAACCAAATTTTGTAGATTTGGAGCCAAGATCTGCTGGTTCTAGTGGTGATGGTTATATTTGGAAATATCTTTATACAGTCAATCCAAGTGATATTGTAAAATTTGACTCTATTGATTTTATTCCAGTTCCGACTAATTGGGCAACTAGCACAGACAATGCAGCTGTTAGAAATAATGCAGCAACTAGTGGCCAACTCAAAATTGTAACTATTACAAATAGAGGTGTTGGATTAGGAACTGCAAATAGAACTTACACCAGAGTTCCAATCAAAGGAAATGGAAATGGTGCTGAGGCAACTATTATTGTTGGTAATGATTCTAAGATTGAATCTATCAACATTTCAAAAGGAGGATCTGGATATACTTATGGTATTGTAGATTTAGTTGGAGGAAACGTTCCAACTGGAACCACTACACCAACATTCAATGTAATTATTCCACCACAAGGTGGTCACGGTAAGGACATTTATCGCGAACTTGGCGCAAGCAATATTTTAATCTATTCAAGAATTGAGAATGATGCCGAAAACCCAGATTTTATAACTGGTAATCAGGTTGCTAGGGTTGGAATTGTTCAAAATCCAAAAGCATATAATAGTACTTCAAATCTAGATTTAGATAAGGCAAGTGGTGTTTATGCTTTGAGATTAACTGGTTCAGCAGTAACTACATTCTCTCCTACCGCTGATAGTTTTATTACTCAGACAGTAGGTGTTGCATCTACCGCTGTTGGAAGAGTAATCTCATATGACAATGTAACAGGTGTATTGAAATATTGGCAAGACAAGAGTCTTGCAGGTTTTAACACTGATGGAACTCAAAATTTAACTCCAAAATATGGACTAAAACTGAATACGTTCACTGCAACGGTTGGCGCAGGCGGATCTACTCTCATCAGTAATGATGGAGTAAGTACTGGGTTACTTATTGATACTGAATTTACTGGTATTACTACCGTAATAAATAATAGGACTTATAATCTTGGTCAATCATTTGCAGGTGGTGTGGCACAACCAGAGGTTGAAAAATATTCTGGAAATATCGTTTATGTTGATAATAGA